CTCTAGAGATTAATGGGCGTATTAAGTTGTATCCTGGGCGAGTCATAAACCTTGAACTATATAAGATTAGCAATACTGTTACAGGCACGAGAGAGATTGATCATGAGAGAACAGGTAAATACATTGTTACCGAGATGGTGAATGGCTTTCATGAAGACAGCTTTAAGCAACAGATTGTGATTACCAAGGGCGGACTAACGTAATGGATTTGATTTGGAACAACTTTCTTGGATTATGTTTAATAATATCAATAGGTTATAGTATCTATTGTGTACTAGAGGATAAGTGATGAGCGGTGGATTTAATAATATGATGCATTTCGTAGGTGTTGTAGAAGACATCTATGATAAGACAAATGCCGGGCGAGTTCGTGTTCGTGCCTTTGGTATACATCCGCCTCGTATTAGTGAAGATATTGAAGATAGTGTTCCAACACAAGATTTGCCTTGGGCAACTGTACTAGACGGTTCTTATGGTGTTGCGCCAGTTATTCCCAGCGTAGGTGATTGGGTATTTGGTTTCTTTATTGATGGAGCAGAAGCACAACAGCCTATGATTATGGGAAGATTACCAGGTCAGCATCTTAACGTACCAGGGCAGTCTGGTGAAGCAGGTGAAGATGGTTATCTACCACCAGAAGCAATACACAACTATGGTAAGCCAGAACTTCATCGTTATATTGGGGGTGAAGACATTCTCAAGGGGCAGACACTCATACAGAGAGCGTCTCAAGAATCTTTTATAAAACAAGCACTTAGTGATGATACGTTTGACGAGCCACCTATTGCTATGCCTGAGAATAACTTTGATAATAGAGTCTTTGCTTCTAAGAGTGGCGATAACTTTATTGTAATGGGAGATAACTCTGAAGGCGAAGCCAGTGATTACATTTTGATGTCCCACAGTTCGGGCTCCGTGTTTCAGATTGATCCGAACGGCACTATATTTGTTAAGTCCTTTGGTGATCAGTATAACACAACTGATGGGGTCTTGTCAACCTATGTTACAGGTTCTTCACACACAAATGTACAAGAAGATTGGTCACTGAAAGTAGAAACTGGTAGTGGTAGGGTCTATATTAATGGTGATCTTGACATAGAGTGTGAGAACTTTAATGTCACAGCACGGGCAAATATGAATCTTCATGCTGGGGTAAAAACGAACGTCAGTGCAAATGGCATCTCTGTACTTGCCTCTGGAGACGATATTAACGTGGGTGCAGTAGGAAATATCAAGATAAAAGCCGGTACTGAAGATACAAAAGGTGGTTTCTATGTACAATCACTACATGGAGATATGCACTTAGACTCGTATAAGGCGAACATATTCACTGAAACATACACTAAGATTAGTAGTAACGGCACGCCGGCAGTGTCGGAACAGGCAGTTCCTTATGCAGATGCGGGTCATCATGGTATAGAAATCAATACATTATCAACACTTCATCTTGATGCCAAGCACTTATCAGCAGATGGAACGACTGCATTAAGCCTCAATGGGGGTGTCATTGGTATTAAATCAGCCGGTGATATTGGTATTGCCAGTACTGGTGGTGGTACAGTTGGTATAGATGACTTCGTTAAAATGGCAAATGGTGATGGAACAAGCACTTCTAATAGCACATTTGGCACTACAGATGGTGCTAGAAGTACGCAAAAACCAAACAAGAGTTCGTATGTAAGTGAGACAGAAGTGGTAAGTGTTGTCTCACCAGGCGTATTGCCGGCAAGTAAAGCAAAAGTTTTACCAGTAGTGAGACGACTTAGACCAAATATTACAGGCGTAATGCCAACTGGAGATGAGTAATGAGTCAGATATGTGACAACACAACACCATTAGCAAGCAAGGGTGCAAGTGAAATATTAACTGAATCGGCAGCCGCTTTACAAGAGGCTATCATTGATTTAGACATTCTAGCAAATCAAAATAGCCTTGATGTGCTTGATCGTAACACTGTAGTGGTGTCTACTAACGCCCTAAACAACATATTATCTAACATGGATTTAAGTGAACTTGACTCACTACAGGCAAAATTTGATAGTGATGATGGTATTACATACACTGATTTAGCTGAATTTGCTGTTTCGAATGGCGTAAATATGACTGAACTCAAGGATGAACTAGTCAAATTTAACGCTAATTTACCTAATGGAGCCGCAACAAATGCTGACTTAGGCGTTATTTCTGACATAACTGGACAGCCAATTAGCACACCATCTTCGACTGTTTCGACATTTGACACTGGTTCTGGAGCAAGTACGCCTGTTGGTGGTAGTAAAATTAGTACAAAACCACCCACTGATTTGCTTGCTGAGATACAAAGAGCGTCTAATCTAACGGGTTTACTCTCTGGAAGAATACCATTTAAACTTGAAATACTGCCTGATCTGCTTGCTAAGTTATTGAAAAATCTAGACTTTAACTTCGCTAATAACATTGGATCAAAGCTAACAGATGCCTTATGCTCTGCATTTAACGATGTCAGTAGTAAGATAACAAAGGCATTTGCTGTTATTGATAATACTAAAGTACTCGTTCAAGACGTAACTAATATACTAGAGAAAGACCCTAAGAAGCTATTAGAGCAAATGAAGCAACGTGCCACACTTGAAACACTTGTTGGTGTTATAGAGAATGTAGTAAAGAAAGCACTTGAAGCCGCTAAGAACATTGCTTTAGCCGCTGTTGGGGGTACATTACTTGCGATAAAGGGACTTGGTGATGCCGCTAGTACTGTAATGAAAAAGATATCAAAGGAAGTATCTAATATAACTGAAGCTATGAGTGAAGCAAATACTGGTAATATCGTTAAAGACATTGAAGGAGTTGTAGCAAATCTAGCAAGTTCATTTGAAAGACTTACTCCAGAAGCAGTCTCTAATCTTATGTTTAAAATGTGCCAGAAAGCACAAGACCTTCAAGGTCAACTTATGGCACCTGCTCAGAAGCTAAATCGTACAGCAAATAGTATTGCCGCTGAAGTCACAGTACTTAAATCACAAGAGGCACAGACTACACAGAAAGCAGTTAAAGCCGGTGCTATACGAGTAGAAGAGAAAGTAAAAGTAGAGAAGAAAGAAAAGGTTATAGAGAAATCTAAAGAGATAGTAAAAGAGCAGAAGAAGCAAAAAGAGATTAAGCCTGTTGAACGAGAAGCAGATATAATAACTGAGCGAAAAGAAACACCTGAAGAACAACAGATTATAATGGATGCCCTTTCAAATGGTTTTGTTGGCACTACTCGACTTACTGAGCGTATTGGTTATTCTGATAGAATCGCAATGTTTGGTGGCAAAGAAGTAGATGAAATACGAGATACTAATCCACTTGTATTAGCCAGAGTTATTCGTATGTCAGAGCAAGCAGACGAGGACTTTGATATCGTAGCAGGCACTTCTCCTCGCCTTATCATGGAAACTATTGGTGATACTAAAGGCGCAATGAATGTGACTATGCATAATACTGGATGGGCAGTAGATATTTCAGCAGATGAGTTTAATCGACAAGACCTTATTGTAGCGGCTAGTCAAGTAGGCTTTACTGGTATTGGTGTAAATCCACGGTTTATACATCTTGATCTAGGTGCCCGTAGAGGATTTCAGAAGGGCTTTGAAGATCGTGGACAAGATTATGAAGACATACAAGCCATATTAGATAAGCATGAAATAGATGGCTTTAGGAAAAAACGCTCGTAGTAACGCATAAATATATAATACGACTATAGGAAGACGACATGGCACTAACACCAATAACACGAAATAAAGATTTCTTTTCAGACTTTGAATCGAATCTAGAGCGTATTCCTGGGCGTGAAGACATTGCTCGTAGAGTAAATGAGCAAGCAGTACGAGATAGTATACGCAATTTAGTATTAACTGATCGTGGAGAAAGACTCTTTCAGCCCGACATTGGTTGTGATATAAGAGGTAGTCTCTTCGAGAATATAGATCAGAATACCATTCTTATATTAAAAGAAAACATCAAGTCTACAATAAGACAATACGAGCCTCGATGTATTGTAAAAGACATTATAGTAAACGCTAATATAGATCGACATGAAGTGTTTGTAAAGATTATATTCAGTGTAATAAATACTAACAGAAATCTATCACTCACAATCGATCTTAGTAGGGTAAGATAAATGACAGATATATCACCAGTAACAACGCCTGATTTCTTTGCTACCAAAGAAGAACTCAAGACGTTTCTAAAGAATCAAGACAGATTCAAAGACTTCGATTACGAAGGCTCTAACATGAATGTACTACTAGATGTACTATCATATAATACATTCTATAACACATATTACTATAATATGGCGATATCTGAGATGTTTCTGGATAGTGCTACACAACGTAATAGTGTTATCTCTCATGCCAAAGAGTTAAACTATCTTCCTACTAGTAGACGTAGTTCAGCCGCAAAGGTAAACGTAAGTGTAACATATCCTAATAGTGATAGCAACTATTTCTCTATTCCAGAAGGCACAGCATTTATTGGTCGATGTGGTAATAAGACATATAACTTCCTTACAGATCAGGCATATAGTGCTGTAAGATCAAGTACTAATGATTCTCTCTTTACTGTCAATGATGTAGACATATATGAAGGGCGTATTATAAATGAGACTCTTACTATCTCTGATACACTACTATCAAATGCAGGAATAGACACACGAAGCCTACGAGTGGTTGTAAATGGTGAGTCATTCACATATAGAAGCGATATCTATGGTACTGGTGAAAGAGATAAAGTATTCTATTTACAGCCCGAGAACGATGGTAAGTATTCTATACAGTTTGGTGAAGATCGTTTTGGGACTCAACCAACAATCACTGATACTATTGTAGCGACCTATAGAGTAGCGTCTGGCGCTTCCGCTAATGGTGTGACTTCTTTGACTTTGGGCGCTTTTGCTGGCGCAAGTTCAATCAGCGTGGTAGTAACTGCACAGTCTTCGGGCGGAAGAGAAGCGGAAGACATTGAATCAATTCGGACTTTTGCTCCAAAGGCGGCTCAGATACAAGAGAGAGCAATTACAAGAAGAGACTATGAGACTCTATTGCGTTCTCGTTTTCCTAACATTCAAGCAATTAGTGTATATGGTGGAGACGAGGTAACACCCCCACAGTTTGGTAAGGTCATTATCTCTGTAGATGTAATTGGTGGTGAAGGTGTTGCTGACTATGAGATTGCAAACTTTCAACGCTATCTATCTGATAAGACTCCATTAACAATTGAGCCTATCTTTGTGCCTGCTAAGTTCATGTTTGTGAATACAAATATTAATGTGACTTACGATCCTAATATGACAAGTAAGTCTGCTTCACAGATTCAAACAGAAATTAATGCGGCTGTGATTGACTATCAAGATAAGAATCTAAATGACTTTAATAAGACGTTTAGACAATCACGACTTGCGGCAACTCTTGATGCTACTGATGTATCTATTATATCTACTGATATTCTTGCTAAACCAATCATTGAGTATGTTCCAGACTTAGGCGTATCAAGATCACCTGCGTTCTCATTTGAAACACAATTAGTTCAGCCTTATGGATTTGATGCGACAAGAGGGTTTGAAACTTATAAGCCCGCAATATCGTCAACAGCATTTACTGTAAGTAGTCAACTTGTAACAGTACAAGACGATGGTAATGGCAATCTGATGCTAGTAACATTTGGTGGTGATGAAGAGTCAGTATTTAAGCCGTCTGTTGGTACTGTTGATTATGCAACAGGCTCTGTTAAGTTTAGTGACTTGAATGTCGAGTCTTTTGTAAACAGTGAAATTAAGTTTACTGCCAATACACAAACCAAAGATATTGTTCCACCTAAAGATAGAGTGATAGTAGTTCGTGGTGAAGATGTCACTGTAACCGTAACACCATTGGAATCATAATATATGGCAATTGAAATAAGGGACAGTATTCACACTGATGTTGCAAGTCAGTTTCCGGCTGTCTATCAAGACAATAGCGACTTCCTTGTTGGATTCATCGAGGCATACTATGAGCATCTTGATAGTAAGCTAGATCGTGATCTTCCAAAAATAAGAGACATTGATAGTACGTTATCTGCTTTCCTTATTCATTATAGAAATAAACACATGGCGGGTCTACCACTTGCAACTCAACCCGCTATGGACATTCGTTTTGTTCTAAAACATATTACTAATCTATACACAAGAAAGGGTACTAAAGAGTCTCTTGAATTATTGTTCAAGACATTCTTTGATGAAGATATTGAAATCTTTTACCCTGGTGGTCACATCTTAAAATCATCTGACTCTGTATGGGGTGGCGAATCTTTTATTGAGATGATGAGTGTATATGACGTATTAGAATATCCAATACAACGTGGTAATACAATTATTGGTGATCTTTCAAAAGCCCAAGCATTTGTTGATGGTATTGTATTTGTAAACTTTGGCGGATCACTCACCCCCATCATGTATCTTTCACAACAGAGAGGAACATTTACTGCTGAAGATTCATTAGAAGTTCGTGGTGCTGATGAGAATGGTAATGAGTTTCTAAAGAATGTTGGTAAAGTAATTGCTGGCTCTTTAACGAATATTTCGATAGATGCAAGATTAAGAGTGCCGGGTCAGGCTGTAGGAGACCCAGTACAAATAAAATCAAGAGAGAATGGAGTTGGTGCTAAGGGTGTTGTAACTAGAGTATCTACAGAACAAATTGGTACTATAGAGTACACTATTGAAGATGGTGGATTTGGATATATTGATCCATCGTCAATTAGAGTTGGTGGATCGCAAGCACAATTTGCTGATGAGCAGACTATAAAAATTAGTAATCAAGTAGTTATTCTTGAGGGAACTGAAGTTCAAGACATCAACCCAGGAGACTCGTTTATTTTTCCAGGCTCTACCCTTGATTACGCAGGCATAGAAGAAGACAATGGTGATGGTCGTAAGAAAGTAAGATATGGATTAACTGGTGCGGGCATTGTTACATCATATCAACACCCTCTTGTATTCTTAAATACTGAGAAAAATAAGTCTGAGTTATTTGAGTTTTTATCTGACACATATGTACAGGGCACCGCATACAGAAACAAATTATATGACTCTTTCTACAATGCATATAAAACAGAAAGAAAGGGTAGTCTTACTGATCCGATTTATGATGTCGATGATGTTGAATTGATGAAAGTTATTACTGAGTCGTCAGAGAATGGTGGTATTCTGGGTAACTTTACTGGTCAGAACTCATTATCAAGTAGTGTATCAAGTGGTACAGGCACAAACCATCATGTCTTAACATTAACAGATGATAATGTAGTTGAATATTTTGAGATTGGCGAAACGGTTGTATCTAGCGGTGCCTTTTCTGGTAGAGCAAATATAGTAGCTATTGACGTCCCCAACAAAAGACTTACAGTAAAAGTATTTGAAACAGGCGAAACTCTCACATCAGAAGCTGATAACGATACTGTTGTTGTTACTGGTGTTAGCAATGGTGTATACTCTGTTCCAGAAAATGGAGCAAACGCATTCGCTTTGGGTGAGATATTAGTAGGTGGTACAACTGGTAATAGAGCAAAGATTACAGCACTAGATACAGTTAACAATACTATCACTGCTGAATTTGCACAAGCCGGCTCAGAAGTTACTGGTACATTGGATAGTGATCATCTTGGCGATTTGACTCGAAAGTCAATGAGAGTTCAAAATGCTGACATCAAAATATTAAAGTCGTATATGCTTGGTCTTAATAATGGTTTCTATGATGGAGCAGGCGATAATGATGATTGGATAGGAACTGAACAAAACCCACTTGAAGACTCCGGGGCGCAAGGCTCTGGTTCAGAAGAGACTGATCTTATAGACAGAACTCCAACCATTTCTCCATTTATACCGGCAACACAAGCTACAGGCCTTCCTAACTTAACACTGAATCAACTAAAAAATGGTCAATACTATACTGTCATATATCCAGGCACCACATTAGGTACAGATGACTGGGTTAAAATTGGTGCTAGAGCAGGATATGCGGGTGAAGACTTTTTGTTTAACAGTCAATTGTTAGATCAGATTAATGACAATACTGCTTCTATTGAAAACCATGATGCTATCTTTACTCCTGCAAAACAAGTATATGCTTTACTCTTACATTACTTGGTGCAACAAGGTATTCTTCCTAAGTTGACAGTTGGTACTGCATTTGAAACTGCATCGACTCCCGGCGCATACGATAGCTATTTTACCAACGTGCAAGACCTTGTACCTGGCAGACTATATGGTATAGTAGACTTTGGAAACACAACTTATACAGATTGGATTAATTTAGGATTTGATATTAGTGCGTTCACTGATGGTGGGTTAGGTATACATAGTATTTCGAGTGAGTATGCAGAGTTGAAACCTGGTCGTAGTTATATGATACATACACTGGGTAATACTGATTGGAGTTTGTTGGGCGGATCAGCAGACTCTCAAGTGGGTGATACTATCACTATGCCAGCTACAATTCCATCTGCGCCAGGAACAAACGGTGCTGTTTTTGATATAGCGGCAGTACATACTTATTACGTTACTACATTTACTGCTACAGCCTTACCTGATGGATACTCGCTTGTGGGTAAAACTGGAGTGTGTGTTGACTATAATAATGTTAGTGGTACATTAACCGATACTAATAATAATGACGCATCGGTTAGCACTTCTGTTTGGACAACTGGTGGAGTATTTGTTAATCCAATATTAGATCAAGGTAATGAAGTCAGAACTCCACCAGAATCTGTTCTTGCTAATGGCGTATTCGATGCTTTTGTGAATGGTAGTCACACTAATGTAGTAAAATGTTCTTCTATAAGTTCTTTAAATGAATCTTCTTCGTTTGAATTAGATTCTATTGACGATGCAGAGATTGTTACATTATCAAGAGATAAGATTGGTGACTATTATAGAGAGATTCTTGATCCACAAAACGCAGGGCTTTTAGATCTCCAAAATCCATATGCT